ATGCCGTCCTTGAGCGAATCCTTAAAAAGGTCGTTAAGCTCGGCCGGGTCGAAACCCGTAAGTGACACATCGAAGTCTGCGCCCTGTAAATCCGCAATGAGCAGAGCCAGCTTATCCTTGTCCCAGTCGCCGCTGATTTTATTGAGCGCGACATTGAGCGCCTTTTCCTTTTCGGCGTCCATCTCAACGACTACACACTCGACTTCGGTAATACCCATGCCGAGCAATACTTTCAACCGCTGGTGACCGCCGACCAGATTGCCGGTGGTCTTATTCCATATAACGGGTTCCACATAACCGAACTGCTCGATGGAGCGTTTCAGCTTTTCATATTCGGGATCGCCGGGTTTGAGGTTTTTCCTGGGGTTATATTCGGCGGGGATGAGCCGCTCGGTCTGTATCTTTTCTATCAGCATTAAAACAACCCCCATTGTGCAAACTTCTCAAAACCGCCGACAGCGCGGATATAGGTTCTCGCCGCCGCAACGATGTCGGCATATGGCACACCGTCCACGCTGTCGTCCCCAATGGCGCAGCATAACGTGACAGGCCGGCCCGTTCTCTGCGCTTTCAGGAAAGCGTAGATGTTCACGGATACATCGGCTTTTGACAGGTCTTTTCCGTGCAGGCCGCCGCCCGTGACCGAGTCCGCCATGTCAGAACCCAGCTTGCGATTCGTCGCACCCGTATCCACATTTGTGCCGCCGGTCCAATCGCCGAGCGGGTTGATCTCTGCCGCCGGATACATGTTGCGAAGCGCCTCTGAGGGCGCGTTGCTTTGGCAGAGGATGAGCCTGTCGCCGTCAAGGATGTACTTCCCGTCATACGGATAACGAGAGAAAACCTCACGGGCAATCAGGGAGAGCTTCTGCTGTTCGGGCGTTAAGGGGACGCCCTTGAATATGCCGTTGTCGCCGCAGCGGAAGCCGCGCTTCTGATTGTCGGAGAGATGCTTGTCCTGCGGCACGATACGGACATCGGCGCGAACTGCTCCGGCTATTCCGGCGATTGCAGTTTCGACAGACTTGGTGTCTATATCGGCCGCGGTCTCAATGATCGCGTGGCAGATGCCATGGCCGATAAGAACCTCCACGGCGATCCTGGGAGCGCTCTCTGCAGCATATGCGAGGTCAACGATAGCCCCCGCGATTCTGTCCGCCACCTTATCCGGGTGACACGGATTGACTTTTTCAATCATCGTTTCATTTTCCTCTCCTCGCTGTGAGCAGCCGCTCCATAACGTCATCCTGCGGGTTCGTGCCGCTGTATTCGCCGGTACAGTTGTCCTTGACGATCTGGAAGATCTCCATCCACAGCCGGTTTGTCTGGCTCATGTAGTTCTGCCCCATAGCTACATACGGGCTTTGGATGGCGTTGCCCGTAGTAGGGTGGCGCGCCAGAAAGCCGAAGCTCGACACCGCTTCCTCGCACTGAATCCAACGGGCAACGCTCATGGCATACCGCTCCAGAAGCTGTGGAGAAACGAGTGCCGCGCAGCCACGCGCCTTCAGCCACGACCATGTGTTTCGGTATATTTCGGCGGCGGCAAGCGTCGTACCGTCTTTTTGTTCTGCCGAGAGCATTCTGTTCGGCTCCGGCATCTCACTGCCTTCGAGCTTTGGAGTGTCGGTGAACTCCATGACCGTGAGCTTCCTTCCGCCGGGATTGCCGGCTGTTATTTTGTCGGCGAGCGCCTTCTTTTTCGCGCCTGCACCGACACGAGCACCGCCTCTGTAAGTGCCGTCTTTGGCCATATTCATACGCTCCTTTCGGGCAGGGGCTATTCACCCCTTTGAAACTGCGTTTTTGTGTACGGGACCCCACGCCGCTGCCCAGCTGAAAAGAGTTTAGAGGTTTTACCGCCCCCACCGGTCGCCGGACTCCGCAGTGATGCGAGAGTGACAGGATTTACAAAGCGCCATGAGATTCTCGGTATTGCTGCCACCGCCTTTGGAGAGCGGGAGAATGTGGTGCACCTCCTCGGAGGGCGTCAGCCTGCCTTGCTTCTGGCACTCCTCGCAGAGAGGATGCGTCTTGATGTAGCGGTCGCGGATACGTTTCCACGCACGACCATAGCGCTTATTGGATGCGGGGTCACGTTCGAACTGGTTGTATTGTTTTGTAACAACCTTTTGATGCTCGACACAGTGTTGCTCACTTTCAGCTAGCCGACCGCAGCCGGAGTAAGCACAGGGACGCTTTGGTTTGTATGGCATTGGTTCACCTCCGCGCGGGCATAAAGAAAGCCCTGCGGGATTTCTCCCACAAGGCTCTCAACCATTCTTCTCTGGCAATTATAATGATACCACAGGGCAAGGGTATCAATCTATGTCTTTAGGTATCACGTTGCCAGATGCGTTCGCAAATCTCCAGCGCAGAGTTATGCAGCTTGTAAAGGTGATGAATACTGTAGCTGAGGTCAACCGCGATCTGCTCCCATGTCATGAAGCAGAGATACCGCTTTTCGAGGATCGTTTGGTACTCCGTGTTGTTCACGCGCTTTATGAGCGCCACGATGTCCCGCTTCAAATCCACCAGCGCGTCGATGTCACGGTTGATTTCCGCTTGCAGGTCTACGATCTTTCCCACAGCGTCTGCCATCGTTGAGGTGCCGCGATTGGGATTGCGCGGCATACCAGTGAGCGTTGATGTGCATTTCGTCGTCAACTCATTTAGGGATTCAACCTGGTCAAGCTTGCTGTTTATGCGCTGGTCGAGGCGATAAGCCTGAGCGAGATATTCTTTTACCGTCATGCCCTCACCTCCTCGGTGTAGTAGCGCAAGGGCTTGTTCAGTCGCTTCGCTTCGGTGATCTCTGCCATCATTCCTTCTGACTTTTCTTTGCCGAACACCCAGACCTCGTCGCATAAAGCCAGCAGCGCCAGTCCAAACATGGTGCCGAGTTCCCGCTCCGCTGCAATGGTGTCCTGCAGCACAGCCGGGTAAATCAAGTGGCTTGCCACGGGAATGCGCCTTTTCTGAATAACGAACCGACAGAACTCGACGGCTTTGGCTGTGTTGGTCTCTGTATCACCGGCGTACTTGGAAACGACGTAAACCTTAGGTCTGCCCTTGATTTCGCTTTGACGCTGCCATGTTTCACGCTGCCTGTTTTTGTGCTCCTTCATAATCTGGCTCATTGCAGCACCGGCGGTCGGGTCGCTGTAGCCTTCGCCATTTTTATACATAACCATCCTCCAATTCTTGAATCTCGATGTAAATTCCGCAGGGTTCAGCCGACCAGCGCTTTTCAACCGTCTCACGAACAACCTGCGCATCGTCCTTCCAGAATCCGCATTTTGTCATGCAGTCCTTCAGGAGCTTCTGCAAATTATCGGTATCCGGCTTGGTCACGCGCCACTCGCCGTTTTTGTGACGGCCTCTGGGGAAAAGCCAGAGCGTTCTGAGCGATAACGCGCCGCTCAATGCTGTGGCAGGCCTGTGCTGCGAAAGATGTGCCATCAGGAGCGTCTTTGCATCCTTTACCCCCGGCGGGTCGTAAAACATTGGTTTGCCTTTTACTACGCGAATTTTATGTTCCTGCGCCGTTACCGTCGGCGGATTCATTGCTATAAAAACGTTCATATCGAACCTCCAATCTCGGAAATCCCTTTTGCACGGCGCCCGTGTGGGAAAGGCAAGGCTCGTAGCCTTTCCTACACACGTGGCGACGAAGTCTCACTATTTATAAGCGGTTTTCCGTTTCCGGAAGAAAAGTGGGATTTCTCAGTTTTCCGTTTTCTCGACTTTTCCGACGGCTCCGCTCTTGCACCAGTAGATATCCTTGAGCTCTTTGAGCCTGTCCCTGACGCACCGCTCTGACACGCCGAGGTAATCTGCCATCGCGCTTACGGTGACCGGCGTCTCGTATGAGCACGCATGGAACGCCGAATCGACGGATTCGCGGCGCTCGTCAGAGGTCGTGCATTTACGATTCTTGGAGCGGGCCGCCTCAAAACTACCTTCTGTGTGAGCGGCGCTCAGATTTCCCGCCGAATCAATGCGATGAATCGGATATTCAAACCAGAAGTTAACCGGCGTGATGTTCTCGAACTCGCGCAAACTACTCTCCAGCCGCCATGCGGTCGAATTGCCGTCCCGAACGTAATTCTTGATATCGTCGTTCAGGTCGAGCTGAATCATATCAAGCTGGGCATCCGGGTCGCGGGCGAACACACCGCTGCCGGAGGCTCTGTCCATCGCCCGTTTCGCACCCTGCGCACCCTTGCTGTGGTGATGGCAGTAAATCGTAGCGCACCCGGTTTCCGCACAGATTTTGTCGAACTGATTACAGAAAGCTGCCATCTCCGAGGCGTTGTTCTCATCGCCCGTGATGACCTTGTAAATCGGGTCAATGATGATAGCGTCAAAATGCTGATCGCGCACACGACGCACGAGCTTCGGCACCAGCTTGTCCAACGGGACGGCGTTGCCGCGCAGATTCCATATTGCGATGTCCCGCGAGTGCTTCTTCGACAGCTTCAGCGTGTCGTATATCTTGAGAAAGCGCTGATAGCAGGACGCTGGGTCAATTTCGAGATTGACATACAGCACCCGCGACTTTTTGCACGGGAAACCGAGCCACGGCTTGCCTTCAGCGAGAGCGATACAAAGCTCCATGAGCAAGAATGACTTACCGGCTTTGGATGAGCCAGAGATGAGCATCTTGTGCCCTCTGCGAAGAATGCCGGTGATAAGCTCCTCCGGCAGCCGGGGAGGGTCCTTCTCAATGTCGCTGAGCAGGACCAAATCCGGCAGCTCGTCGGATGCACCCTCTACGAAGTCCATCCAGTCCACCCATGACTTACGCCCGATATTCGTCGCCACGAGATACTGCCTACTGCCGTTACGGGTAGCGCCGGGAAGCCGTGACAGCCTAGATGGGTTGCGATTTTGCTTGTCTACCGCCGCGCCGTTCTTTTCGAGAAAGTCGTACAGAAATTCCACGCGTTTGCGGTATTCCGTATAATCCTCCGCATCGACGCGCACGATGGCGTGGAGGCTTTTCCCGCCGCTGTGAACGAGGCAGGCCACCGGCAGCTCCAGCTTGCGGATGATGGCGTCTTGGTCTGCAATCGACTTTTCATCGGACTCGACCAGCGCATATCTGAACTTCGTGATGTTGTCATTGCGGACGCCGTCGCCATCGACAGGATTGAAGCGTATCCACGCGCCGGCTTCCGACTTCCAGTCACCGATGGTAGCTCCGATGTCATCCGGGTGCTTGTCGAGTGAGGCAAGCAGCTCCCCGACAGTGCGGTCATACACGCCCTTTGAGGGAAACCACTTCTTATCGGCGTCCTGCCAAACGTCGCCGGTGACATAGCCGACACGATCTTCCGGATCAAAGAGTGTTTCGAGATAGGTGCGGAAATCGCTGACAGGATTCCATCCCCTCGGCGCGGTATACTGCGTGAAATCGTCGCCGTCGTACTGAATCTCGTCATCCCACTCCATGACCATATTGCCGTGAGGCTCCCAGCCGCGCTCCATCGCCATCTGACAAATCGTACCGCCGGTGATGGGTGTGGCACTGCCGCGAAAGCTACGCCATTTCCGCTCACACTCGCCCTTTTTATATCGGGAATCATTCTGACTCCATGTATCCCATACGCTGCAGTCAAAGCCCTCGCTCTGAAGCCCCATCCCGACATTGATCCACTCCTGATAGGAGAGATCGGCAGGATTCAGCTTTCCGAGCGCTGTCAAAACATTGTTTTTATCGTAAATCATGTTCATAACTCCTTATGGTCTGTATGTTGCGGCGTTGAAGCCATACGGCAAGCGCCACGAATTTGACTGTATCCGGGCAATCATGCTGTTCGCCTGATCGAACGGCCATGTGCCAACGTGTAAGAAACCGTACTTTTCAAGGCAGCGTATCTGCTTGGGCGTTGAGAGCCCTTCATCCTGCCGCTGCTTGAGGCGGTCGATAATCATGGATGCCATGCCCATGTTCTTTACGGACTCGGTGAATATGCCGCGCTTCTCCAGAAACTCCAACTGCTTTATGGAAGCGGGAGCCATCTCCCACGCGAAGGCCGGGACATAACCGACGAGGTCTTCTGCGGCAATGGACATCGCATATTGGAGCGGATCTACAAGCTTGCGCTTACGGCGTCGCATTTCTGCCAGCTCACGCGCCAGCGCTTCCTCGCGTTCTGCGAGAATATCTCGCTCCGCCTGTTCCTCCGCTTCGATCAGGTCGTAAACGTCATCGTCCTTCATGAGCTGTGCATCCATTTTTTCCGCGATAGCAGCGTCTTTGCTGACAAGGGCAGATGGGCGGCACAGGTCATGCCTTGACGAGAGCCAGAGAAAATCCAAGAGGAGCAGGTGGTCTTTACCCTCAGAGAGCCGCATCCCACGCCCGACCATCTGCTGATACAAGCTGCGTATCTTTGTCGGCCTGAGAATCACGATGCAATCTACGGCGGGGCAATCCCAGCCCTCAGTCAGCAGCATGGAGTTGCAGAGCACGTCATACCGACCGGCTTCGAAATCCTGAAGCACCTGTGTACGCTCATCGCTGTTTCCGTTTACCTCGGCTGCCCGAAGCCCGCTTGTATTTAGCAGGTCGCAGAATTTCTGCGAAGTTTTGATGAGCGGCAGGAACACCACCGTTTTGCGTCCTTGACAGTAATGGGTCATCTCCACGGCAATCTGTTCAAGATACGGGTCAAGCGCTGTGCCTATTTCACCCACGGCGTAGTCGCCATTGCTCATGCCGACGTCGCAAATGTTGAGCTCCAGCGGAATCATCTGCGCCTTGATTGGGCAAAGAAAGCCCTCGCGGATCGCCTTGGTCATGGAATACTCGTAGGCTTTTGAGTCAAAATACTGTCCCAGATTACGCTGGTCGCCTCTGTCAGGTGTCGCGGTGACACCGAGGATATGTGCATTCGGGAAATGCTCCAGCACACGCTGGTAACTGTCCGAAAGGCAGTGATGCGCCTCGTCGATGACGATGTCTGTGAAGTAATCCTGTGGGAACTGAGCGAGGCGTTTCGGCTGAGCAAGCGACTGCACGGAGCCGACTGTGACAGGAACATTGCTACCCAAGCTACTGCTTTCAGCCTTTTCCAGCACAGAGTTGAGCCCGCAGGCGTCTTGCAGTTTATCCGCCGCCTGGTCGAGTAGTTCACCGCGATGCGCCATAATAAGCGCCCGGCCGCCGTTTTTGATTTGGTTTTGAACGACTGAGGCGAAAACTATCGTCTTACCCGTGCCGGTCGGCAGGACCAGAAGCGTTTTCTGGTTCCCTGCTGACCATTCACGGATAATCGCGTCCCGTGCCTCAGCCTGATAAGGTCTGAGAGACATCATTAAACGCGCCCTCCTTAATTGAACGGGAGGTCGTCAGTATCGCTGAGTTCCGTCCATCCCTCGTTAACTGGGAAGAACTTCTCATCCCAGTCGTAGAACTTGTCCACGTCGTTGACCTGACGCTCTTCGCCGTCGCGGTTCGTATAGGAGCGCGGCTTGAAGCGGGCGCGGCCTCTTGCGCCGACAACCTTCGTCCAGTCCATAACCAGCCGCTCATCGTGCTTTTTTTGTCCGATGCAACGGAAGAAGGAGCTGATGCGCCATTCGAGAGAGCGGTACAGGATGAGGTCGAACTTGACGGTTGCGATCTTGCCGTCCACAGTTTTTACCTGAAGCGTGAGCGCAGCTTTGTTGCAGGCGGGGATTTTCGCCGAGCCGGGAAAGCGACCACGCTCAAAATCCGTGACGGTAAAGTTGTAGTCGCCCTCCTCGAGGATGACAAACTCCTGACCATCGGATTCGATGGCGTCGCCCCAGTCCATGATCATATTGGTATCGTTATTCATTTCTGGCTCCTCCGTTAATTTTATTGTTTGTGGCGGTGAGCGCCGTGACGATCTGACTCCAGTATTTCAGCACCCAGCCGACGATGAAGTTATCCGTGTAGTCCGCAACGGCAGCCGCGTCTTTCTGATAGCCCTTCGATGTAACGAATTGCAGCAGCGCCGATTCTGAGATACTTGCCTCCGCCATCTTTGCTTTCAGCGTGTCCAGCGGCGTGAGTGCTGGTGCTGCGCTCTGTTCAAACAGCGACGCTATGCTCTTATAGCCCAAGTCCAGCACATCCGGCAGGCTGTGGCGGTTCTTCGCGTCCCAGCAGGGATGGTGGCTGGTATACATAACGCGCTTGCCGCCCTGCGCCTTCTGGCTCTTGCTCTCGGTGGTGACCACGAAGGTCTGGTAATTGAGAAACAACAGGATGTCACACCATTCCTTGAGCAGCGGAGCGACCTGTTTCGAGAGTTTCATTTCCCAGCGGTCGTAGGCACCCATCTCGTCCGGCAGCTCGAATTTGCGCATTTTTGCGTGAGCGGTCACAACCGTGTGGATTCCGGCAGCGACGACCTTGTCGAGAGCGGAGAACAATCGGGAGAACTCCTCAGACAGATAGGTGTAGCCCTTGCCGTAACCGAAGGACTCGATAGAGTTCTGTTTGTATTTGGTACAGATATGGGCGACGGCAAGCTGCTCCGCCCAGTCAGCCGTGTCGATGACGAGCGTCATGCAAATGCCCGGAGTAGCAGCAACCTCGCCAACATTGGCGATCAGCCCGTCCCAGCTTTGTGGCTTGTCTACGCGACGTACATCCATGTGGGCGGTGCCGCCCTCAGTGTCGATGATCAACGGGCTCGGAAAGCTCGCCGCCAGTGTGGTTTTCCCGACTCCTTCCGAGCCGTAGATCACGACCTTTTGCGCTCTGGGAATGACCCCAGTTGAAATGTTCAGCATATTGACCTCCTTATCTCAGGCTGCAGGATACGTCCTGCACCAGTGTTATGCCGGGAATCGCCTTGCCTGATTTCAGCAGCTTTTTGATCTCGGCCTTGTTGACCTCAGGCTCCGGAACGCGGTAGCAATCGGTGTGCTTGTTCTCACTGAGCCACCCCACGGCAGCGGCACTGTCAGATACGTCCACCTTCTCAGTCCGCCGGTAGGAGACGGTGGCCACGCCGCAGTCCGTCTTTATGCCGCCACACTCGCGATCGAGAATTGCCATGAGGCGCTCGTCCTTCCGCTCCATCACCTTGCGCCGGTCACGCAGGCGAGTCTCCTCATCTTTAAGGGATGCAGCCTCCGCACGTGTGTTGAGCACTATTTTTGCGAGATACTCCATAATCCGTGACCGCTCCATCTGCAGACCGTTGAGCTCCGCAAGAATGGCGTCATCGTCCATTGGGATTTCGCCGGTTTCCGGGTCAGGCTCCAACTGCGCAAGCAGAGACTGGATCGCCTGATTGATTTCATACAACTTCATTGGGATCACCTCCATCCGGCAGTTCCGTGATGGATACGCACTCGACGGTGTCTCCGGGAACGATCACCGTCACCCTGCGTTTTTCACCAAGCAGGTAGCGGAGCAACCGTTCCCGGATGGTACGCCGCTGGCATCTGACGATGCCGCCGTCCATCGGCTTCTTGGAAACACTGATGCTGAGATTGTGTTTCATGCTTTCCTTCCTTTCCAAGGGACAGCTCGTCGAGTCCCTCGGTATACGGACAAAAAGGGGATGTTTTGATGGGGTGTTCAGAAAAACTTCATGAATTTCTTTTTCCCGGCCTCGATCGATTCGTAGACCGTCTTGAAATTCGCGCCTTCCTGGCGTGCGATCTCATGGCAGGACAGCCCATCGGCCAGCATGAGCAGCCGTTGCTGCTGCTTTTCGGTGAGATGTGAAAACGCCTCGTGGATGCGTTTTTTCTGCACATCCGTTTCCATATCATCCTCGGGTGATGTTTTTGTCCCGTACTCGTCCCCCTCGTAATCGATGGCATCCAACGCGTAGCAGTGACGGCGATGTTTACGTGCTGTGCTTGCCTCCTCACGCCGTGATGCGGTGATGTAATTGCCAATTTCCTCGTTGACCTCAACTGCTGAAGTGGTTCCGTCTGCAAAGTTCCATGTGATTTTCATTGCTCGTAGCTCCTTTCGGAGCCTGAACAAGCAGCTGAATAAAAAAATGAGCCCGACTCATAGCTTTTCAGCTACTTGTCAGGCTCGTATGTCATTATTTAATACCGGTCAAACCGGTTGCATCGCGCTCTGTACGAAGTAAGAATCCTATTCAATTTTTCTCACGCCGACCTGTGCTTTACAGATAGCGCATTTTGCGTAGTAATCGGCAGGCCAAGCATCATCGTCTACAACGCGCACCTCCGATCTGATGCTGATACTTTCGTCAATCAGCCGCCCTCTTCCGCATTTAGGACAAAGCAGCGCTTTTCTCTTACTGGTTATATTCATTTTCCCGTTGTGTACGGAAAAAGATTGTTTCATCGGATAGCCTCCTTTATGTGTACATCATTCCTGGCATAACAACCTCGTTTATGCCTCTACCTGGCATCTTGATATCGCCCAT